GCCGTCAGTAAGTGGTGGCAACTTAGCGTTTTTATATCGTGAACGCGTGCCGATTGATACCATCTCCAGCCTGATAGCTTCCTGATCGTCATCGCACGGCGCGTTATAATATCCGAGTGGACGTTCCAGCATGATCCACCCCCAATCAGCTTGTTCCATTTCCTCAAAATAGAAATACATGTCGTCGCATTGATCCGACGTGAGCTTACCTTTAACCCATGCTAAAAGGTGTGGCTTGCATGTTTTGGCCTCTTTTTGCATAAGAGCTGATTCCATTCCTTCATAAAAGAGATGCACGCCGTTCGGTATTTCGTATTTAGCCCGGAGAGCATTGCATTGATTACTTACGATTTTGTCGTGGAATTCGTTTGCGGCATCGTCTGCGACTCCTTCCATCATCCGATTGTATTCAGCACATTCGCCATCGCCGCAGAACTCTGTGAGCTCGGATTGCGCCTTCGCCAGCCGCATCAAGCGGTCCTCAATCTGTGCAATGGCGATTTGGATTTCAGTCGCTGTAAGTTCTCGATTATGCGTATTGGTTTCGGTTGCGGTTTCCATTCTTTTAGTTCCTCTCCTTGGTTGTGTTCGTATTTTTCAGCCTCATCAGAGGCCGCGTTTAATGTGAATGTTCGGGATTCGGTGGATTCCACCTTGCCGTTGAGGTCGTAGATTTCTTTGTCGTAGATTGATCCATGCAAAACGCCGTTTCCAGCGAGGTCTAGCACTGTACATTCTGTCTTGCCTGTCGCGGTCCGCGTTCCGCGCCCGATCATCTGTTTCCAGAGGCATCTGCTGAGTGTGTGGCGATTTAATACCACGAGATCGACATTTGGTACGTCCATGCCTTCAGTAAATATGGTGTGATTGCACATGATCTTGAGCTTACCCTTAGCAAAGCTGCAGAAGAGTTTGACCCTCTTTTTGGGGTCGGTTGTGCTGTCAATGCTTGCGGCCTTGATTCCAGCATCCGTCAGAATTTGCGCCAGTTCTTGCGCTTCACGCACAGATCGGCAAAAGACAATTCCTTTCTTAAATGAGGTTTGAATGATCCGCCTTGCGGCGGCATCTGGCGACCATGCCGCCGTGTGTTCTGATCGTGGGATATAAACGCGAGCGCGGCAGAGCGTTCCATCTTCAGTTAGGTCGTAGGTATCCGGCCCATGGACGATCCGAGAAAAGCCACACGATCCAAGCCCTACACCGTCCAGCCGGTAGGGTGTTGCGGTCAGCGCGATGATTTTAGCAGATGGGTATCCAGCAATGATTTTGCGATACTGTGCGGCGCAGACGTGGTGTCCCTCATCAATGATGATTGTATCATATACGCCAGTAATTTCCCCTTGTGCCATGAACACGTCGAGGGCTTGCCCGTATTCGCAAACTTGCTTTGCAAGCTCTTTCCGGTGCGTCACCCATGCCGTCTTGCCAAGCAGTAACGGTATAATTCCATGGATAGCAATCACGGTTTTTCCTGATCCAGTAGGACATGCTACCACAACTCGGCAATGCGTTTCAAGAGCCTTCATTGTTTCGGAGACAATGGCGGTTTGATATTGGTGAAGAGTAATCATATTCTCGCCCAGAAAGCCCCTCACCGCGTGAGCAGTGAGAGGCGATGCATTGTGCCCTTGTCTTCTGTCCCGAACAGAAATTAGTATAGCGGCTCGTCACCGAGTAGCGCCTGCAACTCGAGCAGCCCGGCGACTAGTGCCGCGTCAACCGCCTTGCCGCCTGCTACGGCCTTTGGCAGCCAGTTCTCGATGAGTGCAGTCACGCCTGCCTCGTCGACTGAGCCAAGCGCCTTGCCTTTGTATTTGCCGACGTGGACGATGACGGATTCCCAACCTGTAGCCTCGGCTTTCGCTTCGGTCTGCGCGGTAGGTGCGTCGGTGTCGCGGTCGCGGATCCGGATGTACTTGCCCGATGCCTTGAGCGCCTTGTCCTTGTCCGGCGACATGAACGAGATGTTGGCATACGTTTTGTCGTCCTTATGCTCGTGTTGAATGATGAGTTTGATGCCATGCCCGATGAGGTCTTCGAGATCAAACTCGTCCAGCTCATTGGCAGTGAGGTCGCGGCCCATCATTTTCTTGAGGTCTTTTCTGAGTGCAGACTTCTCGTTGAGGCTCGGCGTGTAGCCACGGCTCCAGATGCAGAATCGGCGGTCGTTCTCGGTGTCCATGGCTTCGGTTTCAAAGACCAGGCGGAACTCATCCTTCTCGCCGTACTGGGTCATTCTTTTCTTCGGCTCCGTGATGTCGACCAGCACGGCCTTGATCGGGCCATCGGTTTCTGGGTGCGGAGTGAATGTGCTGTTTCTTTTTTCGCTTAGTTTCATTGGTGTTTTATTGGTGTTATTGGAGGAGAATGGTGATGGCGATAGTTGCTGCGATCGTGGCGATTGCCATTGCCAGCGTCAACCAGCCTAGGCGGTTGAGTCGCTGCCGGCGTTTGCGGCGTTTGTAAAATTTGATCATAGCTTTGTGGTTCATTGTTGGTACATCACGGCTACTACTAGCCAGACAGTGAGGTTGATTCCAATAAATATTGATAGAATGATTTTCATGCTTCGAGAATGTCCATTCTGATCTCGGGGTAGTCAGACGGTTTGATGCTACGCGCCCCGTTGTTATTTAGGCTGTAGTATGCGAGCGCAGACCAGACGACATCGTAGTATGCGAGCGCAGACCAGACGACATCGTCGTCGGCAGGATTGAGTCCGCTCTCAACGTGGAATCCCCGAGATTGGCTGTACCGGATCGTCGGGTCGTGGGCGTTGGATATGAACGCCTCGTGGATCGCTTCTGTGAATCCGGCTTTGCCGCCGGTGATGGTGTTAATTTTCATGCTGTTGGTATTGGTATTGGTTGAATGCCGAGGGATCGAACCTCGGCGGGTGGTTAGGCGGTTGCATTCATGCGGCACTGAGCATCATAGGCGCTCTTGTGTTCGCGATACTTGCGCATTTTAGCGGCTGAAACAGGAGGCGCAGGTGACCAGCGAGTTTTGCCTGTGGCGGTTTCAATGACGACTGTGTTTTCTGATTGCGCCTGCTTTACAGCAGCCAGAAAGCTGTTGAATCCGATTTGGTTAACTGTGTAAGTGGTTGTCATGTTCGTATTGGTGTTGGTATTGTTATTAGCGTTGCTCGCGGCAACAGGGACAACCTAGGCGATGCCTAGGTGAATGAAAAGACTTTTTTTCATTTATTTTTACGCAATCCGCACAATCCTATATTCTACTAGGGACGCAGAGCAAAAATAATTTTACCTTTAGCCTCAGAAACTACTGAGTCGCTTGAAAATGCATTGCATCATATCCCCACTCGACCGCACCAGAAATCCATCCTTCGCGGTAAAAACACTCGATGATCTCGATCGGCATGTTAGACCGGACAGGCCATGCGTCTTTGAAGCCGTTGGTCGTCGGTGAGATGTCGATGGCAGCACCGTAGGCATGCAGCGACCATGTGCTGCCGCCTCGCTTTTGTCGGAAATTGTAGCACCCACCGAAGTCACTGGCGATCCGCATGATTGCTGGATCGTCGCCGTGCCGCGACTTGATGTCCTCGAGGATGCGCATGAGTGAGTGAGCGCAGTCTTCGTGCACCCGGGTTGTCGCAACTGGATTGCCCTCGTAACCAGTTGGAAATGGGAATGTGATTTTTTCGAGATTGTTCTCGTTGCCCGGCTGTCCATAAAATGCTTTCAGTGCCGCCTGCGACTGAAGCGGCCACGGCGATGGATGCGGCATGAGAGCATGCAGGTGAGCGCGACACGCCGTGATCGACCTCGGCCCCCAGAATCCATCTGGCTCGGCTCCCACGCGCCTCTGCAGCGCCACGATCTCGCTATGCACCATGACTATTTAGTCGCGTGATACTCGACTTGGATCGCGCCGGTGACCGGCTCGTAGCGGACGCGGCCGTACTCGTTCATGAACTCGAACCCGCCGGATGACGGGGCGCAGCTCGAGCAGAGCGACATCAAAGCCACGATCGCACCGAGCGCGATAAGAATCCATATTCCTGGTAGTGCTGAGTCGGTGATCATTTGGCTTTGATGTTGATGATTCCCATCAGCGCAAGACCGACGACGAGGATCGAGTTTTGCAACTCAGGATCGAGCTGCAAACCGCAGGCCATAGCAATGGCGATCAGTCCGCGCCATGTGGATTCTTCCTTCAATTTTTCGATGATTGCGTTCATGTTATTTCAGGTTTTTTGTTATGATAGAGATTGCTGACAGGGTCGAAACGATGATGGCGGTCAACAGCGCCACGGTTTGCAGCCACGGGTTGATCTCGGCAGGTACAATATTGAGAAACATTCCGGCAATCGGTGCGCCGATGCCATACAAAAATTTTGTCCCGAGGTCGGTCTGGTCGAATGGATTCATTTTGGTGTTGCAGTTGTGGTGCGTACGATTTTTGAAATACGAAATGATCTTGGTATAGTCGGTGCAGGCGGCACGATGAGCGTTGCTGACGGCTCGCTTTCGCCAGCAATGTTTACGCCTGTGACGTTGACGTTGGTCTTACCGTCAGCAAGCTGCACGGTTATCTCGGTGCTGCTGGTCGATGCCACAGGCGCACCGTTAACGTATAGCGTGTAGGACGTTGCATCGAGCGTAGCGTCCCATGCAAAGGTCACCGTGCGTTCTGCTAGTGCAGAGGTGGCTAGCGCGAGAGTGATCAATAGC